TGTCTACAACAATGTTCCGTGAATGTTTTGGGAACATCTTCTTCATGTATGCAACTTTTTTAGAATACGGTAGTGGATCTTTCTTTGCGTTTTCAGAGTGACTTGCAAAAACATAATAAGGTGCGCCAGGGTTTTTCTTTGCCTGATTTGCAACTGCTTCTAATAGTTTTTCATGCCCTGTCGTTGGTGGATTAAATCTACCAAAAGTGAATACACAAGTATCCCCACGAGCCTCTCTAATATCCTTAAAAGTTTTCATTTCATTAAAGCCTTTGCTGTATTTAACGCCTTCTTTGCATTTGGATGTTTTGGATTAATATTTACAATATCACCATTTACAAAATCAGAGATATTTGCAGATTTACCAAAAGCCTGTATTGCTTTGTGAAGTGGATCTTTTGGATCAAAATTCACTTCAAAATTTGGTTTACCTCTAACTTCTACCCAACTACTCTCACCAGTTTTCCACATCTTCAACACATCTTGATTCTTTCCACGAACCAGTTGTAACTTAATACCCTCTTTAAGAAAAAATGAAAATGGCCTCATTTGTCCCATGCCTTTATTGCAGTAAAGTTATTGAAACTGAATTCCATTCTATCCACGAGTTTTACTGCATTACCAGAAACCCTATCAATAGCAACATACCCTTCTGGATTGGTAACTTTAAATCCATTTGCAGTTTTGATAAAGGTATCAGTTAATCCCTTTACACTATTTAGTTTATTTACCACACCCATTTTAGCATCTACTAAATGTCCTTGAAATGCAATAATATTCTCCAAATTGTTTGTATGTTTCTTTATTTCACGAACCAGTTCTTTTTGAATAGTCATGTATTTCTGTTTACCCTTATCACTCTTAGCTTTATCAATCTGCTTTTGAATTGACATTTCAACCCATTTTTCATAACCTTGTGCGTGTGCCTTTGGATTGGTAATCTTCTGTCCCTCACGAACTTTACTATTGTTGTATGTCTTCAGTGAAGCACCAGCAAGAGCGCCCGTCATACTATCTTGCAGTTTGAGGAACTTTGTAAGTAGTGGAGAGTTTATTTTTTGAAAGGTTGAACCAGCAGAAGAAAGGGAAGCAGTAACCTTTGCGGTTTCTGTTTGTGTCATTGTCGCCTTCCCAGACACATCCTTGTATGTGGCATCATCCATCCATACAGATGATGGTGTACTTAACCCTTTAATATTTGCACCAAATGCAGCTTTCATTGACTGCAAGTCGCTACCAGAATAAGTTGTATGCCATACGACACCAATTTTTGCAGCACCAATTTTCTTACCAATATCTGATGTAGGGTCTACAGCATATACAATTGTATTTGGTTGGAATGTGATGAAAGACTTTCCATCAATATTTTGATTAGATTTGTCTTCAGAGGTAAACATCAAGTCTCCCTGTAGAACACCTGTAATCCCCAACTTAGAAAATTCTGCAAGTGCAATCTTGAACTTGCTGTTTAGTGAACCAGACAACCCATCAGCATCAATCTCTGATGGTGTCTTATATAGTTTTGGAGTTGCGTTGAATACCGACTTCTTTGCAACAAAAAACTTGCCGTCAGAAGGGTCTATACCAGCAAAGATTGCAGGAGCACCATCCCACTTAACAGTCATGTTGACAGAAGAACGAGCCTCACCAGCTAACATATCTCTTAGAGAACGAATAAAGTTGATAGCAGCACGGCCGCCATCAACTCCGAAATTTAAGATTTCGTCTTCAATATGTTCTAGATGAAGGTTCTTCCCACCTTTATCTTCGGCGAGATACCCAGAAAAGTTTAGCATTTAACACAGTTTCCATTCATACAAATTTGTTATTACTATTTATAATAACATAATTATTCAGAAATGTCAACAGTTGTACTATTACCTTTCATAAACTTTGGCAGTTTGTCATCACCAAAGGGTTTAATCTTTATCAGTTGTTCCGAAAACAACTCTGCATCTCTTTTGTTAGGAAATGTGCGAACAATGTCATTAGAGGGGAACTCTACAACTTGCCACTCATCCTTATCGTATGAAACAAAGTAATTTACTTTTTTGTTATACTTTGATGTCCGAAAATTTCTCATAGTCTTTATTCTTTCCAAGACTACTTCCGAAAGTTGTTTTATCAAATGCTGGAGTATCATTTTCCTGTCCACTGTCCACGATGTCATTTTGGGCTTCCTGTTCACAATCATATAGTTTCATTCTTGCTCTATCAATGCCAATCACAAACCTCTTGTTTGTGCCTGGATCATTATAACGATTCTTCAATTGTTTTACCATTATCTGCCCGAGCGATTCCAAATCTTCTGTTGAGATAAGGGCAAACATAAGGTCAGCCGTAGCAGGCAAACCAAAACTTTCTGATGTATCTTCCAACCCAACATCTGAATTGGCATACCCACCTCTTGTGGTTTGTGTTGCCGACATAATCGGTACATTATTTTCAACTGCAAGACCCCTAAGTTCTTCTGCAATTGATTTAATATAAAAGTACGAACCAACATTTGCATTACCCTTAAATCTAGATGAAGCACAGATATTTAAATAGTCAATAAAAATAATATCTGGTTTGAATGATTTCTTTAGTGACAGTTCCTTCAACAATGCACGAAAGTGTCCTGTGTGTGCAGACGCCGTTGGATACTCTTTAATAATTAACTTTCCATTAGTCTTTGTTTGTATTTTGGATAGACGGTCAGTAAACATTTTCTTTGGTAACTCATGCAAGTCATCCATAGTAATGTTCATAAGGTTCGCATCAATTCTTTCTGCAATCCGTTCTTCTGCCATCTCCATTGTGATGTATAGAACATTCTTACCTTGCATGAGGGTTGACGCAGCCATGTGACACATGAATAACGATTTACCAACACCAGTTCCAGCAAGAGCAATGTTCAATGTTTTTTGTGGAAGTCCACCTTTAGTAATTCGATTAAAGTAATCTAAATCAAATTCTAGTTTTTCTTCTTTCTTATGGTAGAACTCAAAACGGTTCTCGCCATCTTCTACATAGTCGTGTCCAACATTTTGATCAAATGCAACAGCAAGTGCTTCTGATAGAATAGATGGAATTGCTTCAGCGGTATGTTCTTTATCTTTCCCCTCAATAATCTGAATACCATTTAGGATTGCATTGTAGACTGCCTTATCCTTACAGAATTTTTCAGTAGTATCTACTAGCCACTGCATATCAACTTCTGATGCAGATAGGGTTTCTACAATACCAAGAATAGACTTAAATTCTTCTTCAGTCAAATCTTTACGATTGTCAAGTTCGATTGATAGAGTTTCACTAGTAGGTTGATTACCATACTTATCCATGAACTTATTAATTTCTTCAAACACTACCCTTTCGTGGCGATTGCTGAAATATTCTGGTTTTATGAATGGTAAAACTTTGCGGCAGTATGGCTCATTATGAATCAGTTGACTAAGTGTTGTTCTTTCAATCGTCTGGGTTGACATATTGTAGTGTATCCCTATCTATCTGTTGTTCAATTATATCTGTTAGAATATCACCCATTAATTCATAGAGATCATCATCCAACATTTCTTCTGGCAGTCCATTAGAGTCTATCACATCAAAGTCGAATTGTAAAGAGGCTTCTGTTTTTTCTTCATTCTCAAGAACCTTTACTTCTCCATATTGATAAACAATTCCTTGGTACTTACCAGCATTTGCAGTGAGACCAATACACTGCCATTTCTTATCTTTGTTTTCTACGAATGTATATTTGTCACGAATACTAGACATAATGTAAATAACTCCCTATAATATACTTAGGTTTTTCTACTGGTTTAGTTCCAGCATGAAGGTGTGTCCACATTGGTGGAAACATTAACATCCTACCAGCCTTTGGTTGAACTGAAATATTCCATTGAGGAAATGTAGTGTGTCCTGCTTCATTATCATCTAGGTATAAAAAGAATACCAAGAATCGTCTTGCAGAAGAATAGTTACCAACATCAACATGATCTTTGAATTGGTCAAAGTCATTTGGTAAATATCTTTTCATCCTAAATTGCTCGAAAGCAAATTGTTCTGGAAACATAGTATCTGTTACATTTGCATCTTTACAGTATTTAGAAATATAATCAAAAAACACTGGTTGCAAAGCTTCAGAAAAAGGTTTCCATTCATTATGACTCTGAAGAGTTATTTGAGTAAATGAACGATGCCCCCTTAATGAAATGTCTTCGTGATGGTTAGTGCATTCTTCAAACATAGAAATCAATTGTTTTGATAACGAGTCATCAATCACATTATCGTATACTTGAATAAAGTTATCCATTACTTTATAATACCGCCTTTGGTTGGTACTGCGATTCCAGAAGTTTGTTGTGTCCAACCAGCTGCTAGTTCTTTTGCAGTTTCAACAATGAACATAATACTTGCTCTGTTAAAATCAAAATCACCAGCTGGTTCAATTCCTGTCATACATATACCGCTAACTAAACCTACTCCCTGTTGGGTGGCCTGAACCATTCTAGGTCTATATAGTGTCACTTTACCAAAGTCCTCACTAACAAGTTTACCGATAATTTCCATACCATTATTCATGGCTATTGTTACTATTGTTCCAGTTTTCATTTTATTGCAATCGCTCCTACGAATGTGTGGTTTCTCCAAAATGGTTGAACCTTATCAAATCCAAATCCAGCAACACTTAGATTGCTTTGAATTTCTTTCCATGTATTTGGTTTCATCATGTGACGCAAAGTTCTCTCTTTGTCCATAATATCTTCTGTGGTGAATGCCTGTCTCTTATAATCA